GTTTTGTCGGACCGTAACGCGGCGAGGCTTTTAGAAGTCGCTAATGATGTCATTGCTAAGATTGAAGATGAGAATGAAGGACGAGCGAAGGGCGATGCTTTGAGCAAGATGGAAACCCGCATTTTTGAAGTGGATGAGTTTGAAATCCGTGAGGATGCGAGCGGGATGCACTTGGAGGGTTACGCTGCACTGTTTGATTCGCGTAGTGAGAACTTGGGTGGGTTTACGGAAACGATTCAGGCTGGAGCTTTTCGTTCTTCGCTTCGCGCCCGTAACGATATAAAGTTTCTGTGGAATCATGACACGGGTGCTGTTTTGGGTTCAACCCGTGCCGGCACTTTGACTTTGACTGAGGATGAGCGCGGTTTACGGGTTAGCGCTGATATTGCGAACACAAGTTATGGCCGTGATGCTGCGGAGCTTGTTAGGCGTGGGGATGTGACCGGGTTTAGTTTCAGTTTCTCTATGCCTGCCCGTGGTGGGGATTCTTGGAACGCTGAGGGCACTGAGCGTCTGCTGAAGTCTGTCCGTTTGCACGAAGTGTCATTAACAGCTTTTCCGGCTTATAGCGGTACTGCTGGGACTGCCACAGTGCGCGGTCTGGACAAGATTGCGAAACGCGCACAGGTTGATGCTGATGCGCTTGCCGATGCTTTGCTGAAGATTGAGAATGGTGACGACATTACTTCTGATGACCGGCAACTGTTGGAGAAGGTACTTTCTGAGCTCGCACCTGAACCTGAAGCGGTCGAGGAGCCTACGGTTGACAACTCTTTAGACATGCTTGCTTTGAAGAAGAAGAAGCTCGAACTACTGATGGGACTCTAATGGCTGATTACGCTGCTATCAAGAAGGCAATTTTGAAGGTTGCCGGTAACCCTGAGTCTGGGGTTGTGAAGGATTTGGCCGATGATTGGGCGCGTGCGATTGTTGCGCTTGATGAGGAGCCGACTAAAGAAACTCGCGTGTTGAAGGCTGCTGAGAAGCGCTAGAGCGGGTTCGCCCCCACTGTCCCCCTTTCTGGCAGTGGGGGTTTTCTTTTGCCGTAAACTGGTGGGGGGCTGGATGGTTTCGACAGCAGACTATATCCGCACGCGGGGGTTTGTTGGACTGGGGTTCAATTCCCCACAGCTCCACGAAGTAGGGGACACCTCACGTTTTACAATAGAGGTAGTCGGTACGCGTCAACGCTCCGATGAGTGGTCTGCGTCAACGCGATCGCGTTATTCATATTCATTCCACTTAAGGAGAAACTCACATGTCTGAGTTTGTAAAGCGTCAGCAGGAGCTTAAGGCTAACCTGGTTATGCAGATCCGTTCCGTCATTGACGGTGCAGAGTCTGAAAGCCGTGGCCTTGATGCAGCCGAGCTTGACAAGATTAACCGTATCGAGGCTGACATTGATTCAGCTTCACGTTCCATCGAAGTTGCCGGCAAGACCGAAGAGCGTGCCTCTGAAGTTGCTTTGGCAGCCCGTGGGTTTGAGGTCGTAGAAGAGGCGTCTGCTGGTTCAGCTGACATCTTCCGCGCCATGGCCCGTGGAGAAGTTCGTGGACACCACTTCGCAGCTAACGAAACACGCGCATTGGTTGCTTCTGTGAACACTGTTCCCGTTAGCTTTCTGGACAAAGTTTTCGCGCTCGCTAAACTGGTTGGCCCTTACCTCGAAACGTCTGAGGTTTTCACGCGCGACAGCGGAGCCGACCTTCGCATCCCCGTGATGTCTGGTTACTCGACTGCTGCAGAGGTCACGGAAGGTTCCGCAATTTCGGAGTCCAACGCGACTTACACCAGCATTCTTCTCGCCCCAACCAAGCAGGCTTTCATCTCTCAGCTCAGCAATGAACTGGTTATGGATGCTGGTTTCGACATCGAAGCTAACTTGGCTGAGCAGGCTGGTATTGCTATTGGTACCCGTGCGAACGCCCTGATTCACACAGCTGTTACTGCTGTTGCTGGTTCTGGTGTGACCGCTGGCACCACCAACGCAATCACCGCTGACGAACTCATCGAGCTGGCCTTCTCTGTTGATGGAATGGCTCGCATGCTTCCTGGTGCAGGCTTCATGGTGAACACCGCTACCCTTGGTGCTATCCGTAAGCTGAAGGATGGTAACGGCGCTTACATTCTTGACGTCGTTGCCGGTGGTCCTTCGACCATCCTCGGAATGCCTGTCTACGAGAACCCTGCCGTTGCTGACATTGCAACCGGTGCAAAGGCTGTTCTCTTTGGACACTGGCCTTCGGTCAAGGTTGCCACCACGGGCCTTGAGGTCGCTACCTCTGCTGACGCTTACTTCGCTAACGATGTCACGGGCTACCGCTTCGTGTACCGTATCGGCGCAGGCGTTGCTAACGGTGCAGCACACATCAAGTACCTGGCGCTTGCATAAGCTCTAGGTTCCTAGGCTGAAAGCCCCCGTCGTGTTGTAGGTTCACGGCGGGGGTTTTCGCTATTATGGGGTGATGGCAACCTACGAGAAAATACCTGGCCTAATTTCTTTGGCTTCTAATTCCCCTGGGACACCGACCGGTTATGGCCAACAGGGTGACTATCTGGTGGAGCGTCTTGTCCGGCATGGGGTGAAAACTTCTGTGCTGTCCAATTATGGGCTTGAAGGGTCGATGTCGACTATCAAAACCAAGCATGGTGATGTGGCGCATTACCCTCGCGGGGTGGCACCGTATTCGCAAGACGTGTTGACGACTTGGCATGAGCATTTCAAAGCGCAACATGTTGGGGTGCAGGACGCAATCATGACCTTGTATGACGTTTGGGTGTTTAACAAGTGGACGGATGATGTGCCGGTCATTTCGTGGGTGCCTTTGGATCATGTGACGATGCCTCCGGGTGTGGCACAGTTCGTGAAGCGTGAGCAGGTGACCCCGGTCGCGATGTCCCCGTTTGGGAAGCGTCAGCTTGATTCGGTGGATATAGATTCCAGTTATATCCCTCATGCTATTGACACGAACGTGTATAAGCGTGTGGACAAGCTTCGGGGTGTGCCGACGCGGGAGTTTATGGGCATCAATGACGACACGTTCCTGGTGACAATTGTTGCGGCGAATAAGGCTAACGGTTTGATTCACCGGAAGGCTTATGCGGAGAACCTTTTAGCGTTTGCCATGTTCTTGAACGATTACCCTGACTCGCATTTGTATATTCACGCTGACCCTTCGACAACTACGGGCGGGTTCGATTTAGGTGTCTTGGTGAAGGCGTGTGGTGTGCCTAAGGATAAGGTGACCTTCGCTAATCGTGACCAGCTCCGGGTCGGGTATTCGCGGGAGGACTTGGCTGCGATGTATACGGCCTCGGATGTTTTGTTGGCTGTGTCTTATGGGGAAGGTTTTGGGGTGCCGTGTATCGAGGCACAAAGTTGTGGGACTAAGGTGATTGCTTCGGGTTGGGCTGCTTCGTTAGATTTGGCGTCGGACGATTCTTATTTGGTCGAGGGTCAACCGTTTTGGGATGAACCTCAGAAGGCGTTCTATCAGATTCCGTTGATGGGTTCTGTCGTGTCTGCTCTGATTCAGGCGTATAAGTCTGAGCGTGGTTTCTCTGCGACAGCCCGGAAGTTTGCGCTCGCCTTTGACGTGGACACGGTGTGGGATGAGTATTGGATGCCGTTCCTGAGAGGTTATTTTAGTGGACCTAAGTGAGCTCAAGGACCGGAATAAGGGTGACACTGTTTGGGTGTTGGGTTCTGGCCCATCGCTAAACTATGTTGACGCGCATTTCTTTGCCGGTAAGACAGTCATTTCGGCTAACTATTCTGCGTCGAGTATCGGCTTAACAGCGGATTATGTTTTCAGTCACTACCATCACGTCGCCTTGGACATGATGTTGGAGGGGAGCATCGCGGTGACGTTGGAGCGGGACACGGTGACGCATAAGCCTTGGCAGAGCGGGGGCTGGGATTCTGTGTGCCTCATCCCGCAGGACTCTTACCAGGCTCCAGGGTCCAGCTGGAACCCTTTCACACGTAACCCGCCACGAGCTGACAGCCTCGTCTACGGTTCGTCTAGTTTGCATGGGGCGATGCACTTGGCCGCTTATTTAGGCGCAGCGCACATTGTGCTGGTCGGGGCTGACTGTGGCACGATTGACGACGCGCATCGGGTGAGTAGTTATCCTGTTGACGGTCACAAACCTTGGACGTTATACAACGCCCATCACAAGCTTATGAAAGATTGGCTTGCAGAGAAGTGCGGGGTGACGGTGTATTCTCTGAACCCGTTTATCAACCTGAATCTCGAGGGCCACAAGTTTGAGGGAGTGTAATGCTTGAGAACCTAATTGTTCCGGTGCTGAACCGTTACGATCTACTTCAGCGCATGCTGTCGAGCATTGACTACCCGGTCGAGCATTTGCTCATCATTGATAACGGGGCGAGCGTGGTTGAGCATGACTTGAGCATCACCGTCCCGGAGGTTGTGCGACACACGACTTACTTGCCTATGCCTGCGAATCTTGGGGTGGCGGGGTCATGGAACTTGGGGATAAAGTCGTTCCCGTATGCTGACCGGTGGTTTATTGCATCAAACGATGTGGTGTTCAAGCCTAATGCCCTTGAGAAGCTCTCAGAGGCTCACAGGGCGGAGATAACACTCGCTAAGGTGTTTCCACATTGGCAGGCGTTCGCGCTCGGCTATGACGCTGTGAGGCGTGTGGGTTTGTTCGATGAGGCATTATTCCCTGCTTACTTTGAGGATAACGATATGGCGCGCAGGGCGGAGCATCACAGTGTGCCGGTAACGTACCTGGATGTGCCTATGGATCATGACAATAGTTCGACGTTGCAGGCGGACGATTTC